ATCTGTATGGTTTTAAATATCATTTTAAAGCCAATATTTGGAATTCCAGATTTAATTTTAAAATTAATTCCTGATTGTATTGAGGTGCGTCGAACAAAGTATGGTCTCGAACCGAATCCTGACACATTGCCGAAGTGGGCTCAGCCCGCTTCTGCCACCGTGTGAAGTGGATTAGGCTGACATGTTAGATCAATATTCAGTATCAGAAAATGGATATTTCTTTACGGATGTCAGCGCGCCGACTATTCCTGAAGCTTCTTACGGGGATTTAAGTCCTCCAGTTCCAATTCGTTTTACTGTGCCAGAACCTGGAGTCACTACATTTGATACCGATGTAATCGATGATTGGTATTTGCCAATATTTGCAAACGAAGAGAATTGTATTGATGATTTCTTTTTGTGCGCAGTTTTTGTTTTCGTAGAAGCCCATGATATTGAAGTCGATAATTGGTATCCTTTTCGATCTGAGAGTTATAATCCTACAAGTGGAACTGGAAGGGTTATTGCATATGAAGATTCTCAAGTCATTTTCAATAATTTTGTGTATGATGCAAACGATAAGCTTGTTTCGTATATTGAAACAAACAAACTTACATCAGCTATGATACAGTATAACTTTATTCGGTCGGCTGGTCCAGGATTAGATGCAATCGGTAGCAACGAAGATTATCAAACATTTGCTTTTACAGGGCAAGTCGATCTTCTCTCTGACGATGTTCCAAATGCTTCTATTGAAAATTACGAAGTAATACAAACAGTCATATAATCATTATAAATAAGATAAAGTAGGGTAATATGGTAGACAGAATCGACGCACTGACCACAAGGAAAACAACGCAGAGCGATCCTGTGTTCACAGACTTCTATAATAATTTCAATATTCATCCTCAAAACAAGAGACTTGCTCTTCATACCGACGAACAAGCTGTCAGAAGATCGATGAGAAATATCTTACAGACCAATACCAAAGAACGTTTGTTTAATCCAGAATTTGGCGGAGGGCTTCGTCGATTCTTATTCGAAGATATCTCTGTCATGACATCCGATCTCATTAAAGATGCCGTGTTCGATTCGATTACCAAACATGAACCTCGGGCTCGAGTCATTGATGTCTTAGTGATATCAAATGAGTTTGCGCATTCTTATGAAGTATCAGTCTATTATGAGATAATAAATAATGCTAACCCGCAGACACTTCAACTCACCCTTTATAGAGTAAGATAATGGCAGCAAATTCCAGTATAGTCCTTACACAGTTAGACTTCGATTCCTATAAGGATTCGTTGAAGACATTTCTGAAATCACAAGATCGATTTAAAGATTACGACTTCGACGGAAGCAACCTTTCGGTTCTTCTCGATGTGCTTTCATATAACACATATCAAAACGCGTTCTATTTGAACATGGTCAGTAACGAGATGTTTCTCGATTCGGCGAAGTTGCGCGACAGTGTCATTTCTCATGCCAAAGAATTAAACTATCTTCCGAGATCGTTTCGATCTTCGTCGGCTGTCATTCAATTAGTAATTACTTCGACAAATACAACAAAGAGATCGATCGTGATTCCAAAAGGTACATCATTCACTTCGCGTGTCGATGACTTCACTTACAATTTTAGTACAACTGAAAACTATGTGATTACGAACAGAACGCCGTCAGGATCAAACTTTGTATATGAGAGCGAAGCGATTCGAATATACGAAGGCAGCTATCTCAGCGATACCTATACAGTCAATTATGACAATCCGCTTGTCTATAAAATTAGTAATAAGCGTGTCGATCTTGAAAGCGTATTAGTCACAGTCTTTGAAGATAACGGCGCGCCTTCAGGCGTTCAGACTTATAAGAGAGCGACTTCTCTTTTCGGTCATGACGAAAACTCAAAAGTCTTCTTCTTACAACCAGGAATTGGTGACACATATGAAGTCGTCTTTGGTGACGGAGTTGTTGGAAGAAAGCCAAAGAACAACTCTGCGTGTATTATTGAATATCGATCATGCAACGGCGAACTTCCGAACGGCGCATTCAGGTTTATTAATACCGCGCGTATCGATGACGAAACAAATGTTGTCATTGAAACTATTACTGCATCCGCAGATGGTGCAGTTGCAGAAGATCTGAGCTCGATTAAGTACAACGCTCCTCGTGCATTCACTACACAAGAACGTGCTGTGACTTCTGAAGACTATGAAAACTTGCTAAAAGCAAACTTTCCTGAAATCAATGCGGTAGTTGCATATGGTGGAGAAGATGCATCTCCTCCGCAATACGGTCGAATTTTCCTATCGATCGATCTTGATGAAGTCGACGGTCTTCCAAAGATTAAAGAAGCAGAATATAAAAGGTTCTTAAGATCTCGCTCTTCTGTGGCGATTGAACCACTCTTCGTTTCTCCGGATTACACGTATCTATATGTGAATACAAATATTAAATACAATATTAACCTCACAGGTTTAAATCCGGAAGACATTCGCACTTTGGTGATTGATTCTATTTTGAATCACGCTTCTATCAATCTGAATAACTTTGGTCGTACTCTTCGCTACTCGAAATTCATTCGGGACGTCGATTCTGCAGAAACAAGCATTATTAGTAACGAAACAAAGATAGAACTTGTGAAGTATCTGACGCCAGTATTAAGTACGACTGTCACTGGAAGTGCCACAACTACTTCTGGTTCTCTCGTATCATTAGCAACTTCAGGTGTCGTATCATCTGGTCAAAATGTAACGATCGACTTTAAAAATGCTTTGCAAAATGATATTCCAGGCAAAGGTTCAGAGTATCTTACCGGTGATATTCATGTCGTAAGCTCTTCGACATTCACATATAATGGTTTGCCAAATTGTCGTCTTGAAGATGACGGCGACGGCATCATGCGTATCGTCAATACTTCTGGAACGAATAACAGAACTATTCTCTCCGTTGGAACTGTCGACTATGATACTGGTATTATTCGAATCAATAACTTTAATATCACGAATTACACCGGCACTTCTCTTAAAATTTATGCCAAACCACGTACACTTGATATCACTTCAACTCAGAACGTGATACTCAATATTCTTGAAAATGACGTCGACGTCTCAATTGAACAGATTAGAGAATAATGAAGAATATCGAAAAAAGAATATCTCCGCTAATTCAGAGTCAGTTTCCTTCTTTTTATCAAGAAGAAGGAGAGAACTTCATTGCGTTCGTAAAAGCCTACTATGAGTGGCTTGAAAATTCTGGAACATACGTTAACTATTCTGGCAATACTGTTACTCAGTATATCGCTTCGAATAACGATATTATAGAAGTCACTGCTGATCAACTTGCTAACTCAACATATATGTCGAGTATCACGCGATATCAACCAATTGATGCAAATCCGCTGTATCATGCGCGAAGATTACCAGACTATCGCGACATTGATAGTACAACAGATGACTTTATCGTTCACTTCAAAGAGAAGTATCTAAAGAACATTCAGTTTGATATTGCTACCAATAAGAAACTGCTTGTCAAAAATTCGCTTGATTTATATCGTGCCAAGGGCACTGAGCGCGCAGTCGACCTCTTCTTTAAACTTGTATATGGTACGGCAGCAGAAGTTCGGTATCCTGCAGAGAAGATCTTTCGCTTGTCGGACGGAGTGTACGAGAAACCAGAATATCTTGAAATGGGATATTCGATTTATAATATTGATTACGTTGGTAAACAAGTTGTCGGTCAACTTTCAGGAGCCAAAGCTTTCGTCGAGAAGTACATTCGGAGGAGAGTCGGCAAAGGCTTCGTCAACCTACTTTATATTTCTGGAAGACAAGGCGATTTTCGCAATGGAGAAGTCATTGGTTTAAATATCAATAATCAACCTATTTTCGATATTACCAAAAGATCGAAGTTAATCGGTTCTGTTAAAAGAGTCACAGTTCAAACTCGTGGCAGAGATTTTGCGATTGGAGATATTGTCAGATTTACAAACAGTGATCGCGGTCTTGGTGGTTTGGCAAGAGTAGAATCGATTGGCTCACAGACTGGCCTCGTAGATTTCATTTTTATCGATGGTGGATATGGATACACACTCGATACCGAATCGATCGTCTCTGAAAAAGTATTAAATCTGAACGAAGTCACTGCAGACTTTACTTCAGAAAGTTACTATCGTCTCTTCGAACGCGGTGTTCAACCGGTAGTGAATATCGGTTACAGTTCGGCATCTTCAGATGTTGCTGTCGGAAACACTATATATCGCTACGCTGCAAATGGTATGCTTGCTGCTGAAGGCAGAATACTCGAAGTATCGACTTCTTCAAATACTGCAGGGTTTATCTCTGTATCTCATACTTCAGGAGTCTTTGTTCCATCTGCTAACTATAGCACAGGAAGTAATAGCACGAATGGAATAACTTTTACGGCGAATACACTCACAGACAAGTCGATGTCTGGTAAGTTTATGAACATACCGACAGATTATGCTGTGATTATTACTGCGCCTTCTGCCACATTCAATGTCGGTGATGTCGTACAACAACAAAACGCAGGATATATTACAGCTTCTGGTACAGTGGCAAATGTCATTACACTTGAAAGTTCGGTACAGCTTACTCTTACCGATGCGCGCGGCGCCTTCAAGAATAGTAAGCGCATGGCAGATCTCGATTATCAAACTGGTACAGGTACGATCGCTGCAAATACTACTAGCAACGTAGTGACTGGGACATCCACGGTTTTTAGCAATAACTATATTAATTCGACGCTTTATGTCACAGGCAACGTGGTGATTGGTAACGTAGCAAGTGTAACTAATTCAACTTCTCTGATACTTTCTACGAATGCTGCAGCCAACGCGACCGCAAATGTTCATAACTACGGCTTAACGTATAAGCTTATCAATCAAACTAATAATCAAGTCTTTGCGAATGTGAGTTATGTCAATCTGAATGCTGGTCTCTATGACATCAAGAAGCAGGTTCATGTTATAGAGTTTGATGAATGTTCTTCGAATAACATCACCTTTGCGAATAACATCTATATCTACAATAGCGCGAATGTGATTGTTGCTGAAGGTTCTGTGATCACTGCTAACTATACTACTGCATCAAACAGCGGAACATTAACATTCCTTTCTCGGAAAGGATACTGGAACGAAACTGATACAGTATACACTACCTCAACTCCACCGATTTCTGTATCATTTAATGCGAACTCTGCAGTCACGAATGCGACAGACGAGATTGCAATCACATCTGCAAATACTCTTTTTTCAGTTAATGATAGTGTTCTTTATACAGTTGCAACCGGTAACACGACACTAACAAATCTAGTATCAGGTACTCGTTATTTTATTAAAACTTCAAATTCATCTGCAGTTACACTTTCTGATACTTCCGGTGGATCTACTATTAATCTAACAAAAGGTTTGACTGAAGCAGGCCACTCGCTTACGAATGCAGACAACTTTAAAATCACGTCTTATTCTCTGGATGTTACAGGCGGCGACTACGTTCGATCATTTCCTTCGAGAATCGTCGCGCCACTTTCAAATACCACGGCAGATATCTCATCGATTAGTTTTGGTTCTGGTGCAGCCTTCGGTGTCGGTACGATCGGTGAAACAGAAGTCATCTTTATTGGTACGGATCTGATTGGTGCCAATAGTCAAGATACACTCGACTATAGCCGCCTTCAACTCTCTGTGACTGCGAATACTGGATTCGATGAAGGACAAAGAGTCTTTCAACAAATCCGTAAAGTTTCGTTCAATCCTTCGACTGCAGCAAATGCAGCAACAGGGTTTATTACTCTTACAGATGCGAATACTTATTATATTGCAGGTGATCGTATTACCTATGAAGTTGCGGCAGGAAATACGGTAATTACGGCTCTCGAAAGTGGTAAACCTTACTATGTAGCATTCTCAAATACCACTGGACTCATTCTTTCACATCCTGCAAACAAGTATATTCATATTAATAGCACGAGTTTTCCTGGCGAAAGCTTTACGAATACTTCATTTAATATTCCTGCCTTCGCTGCAACTCGGGCAAATGAGTCTGGCCACTTCTTATATAAGACTGCACATGGTACACTCTATGACGTGACTGGAACGAATCTTCTTATCAAAGATCCTATTCGTGACTTTGGTTTTACAAATACGACATCTGTTCCAGCAAACGGTAATATTATAGTATATGGCAATTCGGCTGTCAATACTGCAATTACTGCAGTAGCAGAACTACCAACTCTTGCTCAAGCGAATCAAGTATTCGCTTCGCAATTTATCTCTTCAGACGCATATGGATTTCCTAAAAATCCTGAAGGTAATCACTTAGATATACTATATTCGTGTTTGACATTTGGTAGATTTGAAATCGGTATCATTGGATCATTGAATCAAGTCAATCCAGGCGAAGATTATGATATCGATCCTTTTGTGCTTGCGCACCAACCATATATTGCAGGATTCGATCGCAAAGACTTTGTGATTACATTTGAAAATGCAACAAAAAACTTTCTTCCTGGAGAAATAGTCAATCAATCACAAGCAAATCTCAAGTTTTTTGATCTCAAAGTTTCTTCTGGTGCATATAGCAATACATATGATGGCAAGACCTTCTCTGTACAATCTCAGTACGAAGCCAATAGCTCATCAGACTTTATCTTCTATCGAGACATCTCTACTACGTTCAATGCCACCGATGAAGTCAACTCGAATACAGATTTTATTGAGATCGATGGCAACGTATATGCTGCAAATAACTTAGTTCGTTACTTTACTGAGCCAGGCAATACTGCAGTTACAGGACTTAGCAATAATAATTTCTATTACGTTTTATCTGCGAATACGACAGGCGTTATTCTTACCACTGAAGCTGGAAACACTGCGGCTAAAGTCAATATTACTCAAAGCTCGAATGTAGCAGAGTTTAACTCAAACTCTGATGTACAGAATAGTAATGATTTCATTAGCATCGCGACTGCGAATAGTAAATTTGCAAACGGTGGTCAAGTCAGATACGTGATCTCGTCAAATACTACTGTTGTTCCTGGCTTAGAAGCAGAAGCGCTCTATTATGTTCGCTACGCAAATAGCACCGGATTGGCTCTTTCGATTACAGCCGGTGGAGCCAACGTAGATTTGACCGCAGCAAATCCTGGAAGCAACGGACATTTTCTCAGATATTATAATGCCGACATGGGCGGCCATAACCTGCGCAATTATACAAACGAGTTTGGTAACGGACAAATTGTTCAGTACAGAATTCCAAATAGTAATACTGCGATCAGTGGATTGACAGCAAATGCCGTTTACTATATTGTTTCTGCGAATAATGTAGGATTTAAGTTATCTTCTACCTTGAGTGGTTCTGCGATCAATATTACTGCCAACTCGACCGGCGGAGAGTCACATACGATTGCAACTCTTCCAGGATATTTGCCAAAAGATAAATTGTTTCAAAATGTAGTTTCAACTTTTAACTCAAATACACAAGTTCAAAATGGCAATGATTTTATTTTAATTACGTCGGCAAATAATATCTTTGCCAATGGACAACAAGTTACATATTCGACTGCAGCTGGAAATACCGTTGTGACTGGGCTTACAAATAACTCTTTGTATTTTGTAAGATTTGCAAACAGTGCTGGACTTGCTCTTTCGGACACTGCTTCTAGTGCTAATATTAATATTACAGCTACGAGTACATCAGAAACTGGTCACTTCCTTACTGCAAATATAGTTAATGCCTTCGTCTCTTCGGTTTTCTCCAATGTCACTGGCGATTATATCAGAGTGTCTGGAAATACTGCTCCGCTTGTAAATAATCAAATTATCTTTTCGTACACTGTACCGACCGCGAATGGTCTTGTTTCAAGCGTCAGCCTTTTCGAGATTGTGTCGACTGCCAAAGCCATCGTCAAGTCAAGTAATAGTAGTCACATGCTTGCAAAAAGAATTACATTCGAAAATACTTGGCAACCAAGTGATGTAATGATCGGAGAAGTTTCTGGTGCCGAAGCAAACGTAATAGGTGCGACTGAAGATTTGTCAGTATTATACCCGATCGGATTAAATGCAGAAATCACAGCAAACGTTGTGACCGGAGACGGAGAAGTGACTGCGCTACAAGTGCTTGATTCGGGCTTTGCATATTCGAATGCAGAAATTGTCGACTTTGTCTCAGAAGATAATTTAAGAGCTGGCACTGCAAAGA